CGCAGCGGCCATGCCCGCGAACGCGGCCGGTGCGATCGACGTCGAGGCAACGGTCGTGAAGGAGACGGCGAATCCCTCTCCGACCCCGCCCACTGAACCTGCGCCCGCCGAGGAACTCGCCGCGGCGCCGGCCACGCCTCCTCCTCCCGCGGCCGAAGCGAAGCCCGAGCCCAAGAAGGAGCCCGCGAAGAAGGCCGATAAGCCCGCCGAGAAACCGGCGGAGAAACCCGCCGAGAAGGCGCCCGAGCCCAAGGTTGAGCCGAAGGCCGAAGCGGCGCAAGAGTTGGTGCATCCGTACAGCTTCGTCGTGACGGCCACGGTCGACGAGGCGACCGATGCGCCGGTCAAAAACAACCCGAAGTTCAACAAGGTGAAAGTCGTGCGGCTGGGCGGCGCTCCCATCAAGCTGCACGGGGCCGACTTTGCGATCGCCCAGCAGCGGTTCGTCGTCGATCCGGAGCGTCCCGACCTCCTGCCGCTGGCGGCCACGGTGAGCGACCAAACCCTCGACTTCGTGATCGAGGAGCGGCCGAGCGCCTCCGACCCCAACCGCAAGAACTACGTCATCATCAAGGTTGGCGAAGTCGCGCAAGAGATTTGATCCATCATCGGCTGCGCGTGTTGGCCGAGCGCGCGGCGGATGCAACCAGTGAGCATCGGCCTTTGCCCCCATGAGACAACAACAAGTAACGGCCTTCCCCATGAGCAATCCCTATCGTTTTTTCATTCCGCAGGACCACGGCTATTGGAACCAGTCCGAAGATCCGCGCGACCTCACCAACGTCCGCGTCATCGAAACCGATCCCAATTACGTCAAGTTTTTTGGTGAAGAGGTGGTTAACAACTACCGCTACGAAGTCGCCGGAAGCTTGTATCAAAACGAACAACAGCCCCGCGAGGACCTCGCGGCCGCGGCTCGCGTCCAACTCCAGCAGTTCCAAGACTGGGCCGCTGCGCATCCGAACGCCGACAAGATTGTCGTGACCGAGATCATCGCGTCCGCGTCGACGTCGTTCACCCATCCGAACGAGTCGTATGCGAATTTCAAGCCCGGCCTCACCCTGAAGATCGCGGTGCAGGACGGTCAGGACTCCTGCCTGCTCGCCGGCGCGGCCCAGCTGATGGTGCACGCCGCCGTCATGCGGGAGAAGGAGCGCATCCTGGCCGCGCTCGAGCACGAACGTGAAGTCGAGTCCATCCGTTCCCAAATCGAGAACGACGAATCGGACTTGGATCAGTTTCGCCAGTTGGCCGGCAAGGTGCGCGCCGAACTCGCAGAGGCTGAGGGAGTGCTCGCCGCGGAGAAGGCCAAGCACGAGCTCGAACAAGATACGATCGTCATGGCCAGAGCGCAGGATCGCATCGAACACGCTACCGAGAACATGCGTCTCCACGAGACCGCGATCAACACCCTGGCGGAAACGCTGCAGGAGCATCGCGTCCAGCTCGCGAAGTTGATGGGCAATCTCGACACCCCGCTGGAACCCAAGGCGAACGCCCTTGGCATCCGCACGCAACTGGATCTGCCCGCTGCCGTGGAAGAGTCCGAATTGGCTCGGATACGCGAAATCGCATCCTCTGAGCCCCCGCTGGTTCAGACCTGCTGACCTTACCGCGGGGCTTTCTTCATCGGACCCCCGCGAGCCAAAACCACCCTGCCCGGCCTCAAAATCCGGGCGGGGTGCCATTTCTCTACCCATGATTGCTGTAGTTCAAGTTCCAGCTTGGGCGTTCATCGTCCTCCTCAGCAACGCCGGCGGCACCGTGACGATGCTGCTACTGATCCTTTGGGCCGATCGTGCCGCACGAAAGGATGGCCGCAAATGATGTCGCCGATCGCCATCAAGACTGCACGCGAGACCGAGGGCTGCCCGGTCAAGGGAACGGGCCGGCGCAACACCCACTACGAGCACGCGTCGATCGCAGACCAGATGCGCACGGCGCCGAACATCGAAGAGCTGGGCTACCTGCGCGCCGTAGTGCGGGTGGGCTGCGATCGCGGGACGATCGACGCCAGCCCCAAGACCCTTGCCGAGTGGGAGCACATCCTTTGGACGCGCGTGCTGACATTCATCCTGCAGGCGGACGAAGATCCGTCTCCATCGTTTATCTACAACATCGTTTTGGGCTGGGACAAACCACGCGCCGTGGCCGTTGCCATCGAGGCGGCGCTGGAGGCGCGCAACCGCGAACTGCCGTCGCCGGCGGACCGATTGCGGCAGCGAGGGATTATCATCACATGAGCACGCTCTTCATCGATTCTGAGACGACCGGGATTGCAGATTTTCGATTGCCTTTGTCTCATTCTGGCCATCCGCACGTGTGCCAATGGGGTGCGATTCTTGACGATGATGAGCGTCACGTCGTCGCCGAAATGAATCTGATGATCAAGCCCGACGGGTGGGAAATTCCAGAGGAGGCGGCGAAGATCCACGGCATCACCACGAAGCGTGCGCTGAGATTCGGAGTCAATCTGTTGGGGGTGATGAAGCTCCTCAATGCCCTGATCGCGCGCGCAGATAAGGTAGTTGCCCACAATATGGCGTTCGATGGACTGATGGCAGCAGTAGAGTTTCATCGGCTCAACCTGCATGAGGAGATTGAACGCTGGCGCGACAAATGCCGATTCTGCACGATGGAGGCAGCAACTCCAATCCTCAAGCTGCCCGGACGGTACAATTCATATAAGTGGCCGAATTTGCAAGAGGCTCACGAACACTTTTTCGGCGTTCGATTTGACGGGGCGCATGATGCGATGGCCGACGTCCGCGCATGTAAGGCTGTCTATTACGCACTGCCGAAGCCGACCCCGGAGCTGGAGGAAATAGACCTGTGAAAATCACCAGCGACGATCAACTCGGTTCACTCAAGGCCGTGGCCACCTACATGCGCGTGAGTCGCACGTGGCTCTCGGGCGTGAAGCGCCGGGCCCTGGCGCTCTCGAAGGAGGGAGTGCCCCCTCCGTTTGCCGGAGGCAAGACGTGCGCGCAGTGGGTCCGCGACTTCATCCGGCTGCCGGTGAACGCGGGGTTTGTGCCAACGGCGAGTTATAGGAAAGCGCCGCCGGCACGCTCACGAGGTCGCGCGGCTTCAGCCGGCGGTAAATCCGATTAACCTCCTCATCCGCATGACCAATAAATGCCATCACGTCAGCGAGGGGCACCTTGGCTCGAAGCAGTTTCGTAATGACGGTGACGCGCGTGCAGTGAAAGCAGATGTCGGGCAGGCCGAGCTCGTCGAAGAATTGCCGGAAGAATTTCGAGGCTGCGCCCTGCGCCGCGATGCCCATGCGTGGGAACCTGCAGGTGACCGCGCGGCCCTCCTTGAGCAGGTTTTGCAGGAAGGGCTTCAGCGCTGGATGCAGCGTAGTGTTGACTATCTTGCCGCCCTTGCCGCGAAACCAGATTGTGTTCTCGGCGAAGTTGACGTGCTTGCGGATCTCGAACTGGGTTTCGCTCAGCCGGCAGCCTTGCCATCTGGCAATCTCCCAGGAGATGCGCATCCAATCCTTGTGCGGCCGCTCGGCGACGAGCTTGTCCAGGGCGACGATGATGCGGCCCATCTCCTCATCGGTGATCTCGCGCTTTTCCTTGGGCGGGTCGCGGCTGATACCGAGCTCGCGGCACGGGTTATCGAGACGCCAGCCGCGTCGGACGGCCTCGCCCATGACGATGCGGAAGCCCTCGATGTCGGTCATCGCCGTGTTGTGCGAGACGAGCTTGCCGCTGCGCTTCTGGTGCACTTCCGATGTGCGCCATTCGATGTAGTCGCGGAGATGCTGGAAGGTGACAGCGCGCGGCCCGGCGATCTTCTTTTCGTTGAGGTAGCGCTGGACGTATTTCCACGAAGTCAGATAGCGCCGGCACGACAGCGGGCTGCGGCGGTAACGCTGCTCGAAGAACGGGACAACCCATGCTTCCCACCGCTCGGCGCGGCTGCCTCCATCATCGGCCAGGCGCGACAATTTCGCTCGTTCGACGGCCATCGCGTAGGCGTGGCCCTTGCCCTCGGGATCGTCGAGGCGGAACGGGGTAGCCTCGTGTTTACGGGTATAGCCGTGCGGATCGTAGTACACGATGTACCACACCGGTCGGCCTTCTCTTTTGTAGACTGTTGCCCCCTTCATGGGAACAAATGGGAACAGTCGTTCTAACCAAATGCAAACACTCAGAGGAAGAATCTAAACATGCCTAAACACAGAACCGAGACCCCTAAAGAGGCGGGTTCGACTCCCGCCGCCCGCACCATTGACAGCCAACGAGTTACGGCGACGGCAGCAAAGCGGGAACAAAAACAGCGGATTTCCGTCATCTGTGGAACATGCTGCGGCCGGCCGGCGCACATGGTTGTGGAGCGTGACGATGCGGCCGGACGCGTGACGCTCGGCCTGCCCGTTCGAGTAATTGGAAACGTTGCGGGCGTAGACGCCGGCAACTCCATTGAGCTCTCCATTGCCCAGTGGCACGAGCTGATCATCGCGGTGGCCTTTCCGCCGGTCATGCCGGAACAATTTTTGGACCGGGCGCCGGCGACAACCGGCCGCGTTCTGACCTGCGTTTACTGCGGGCACGAATACCCGCAGGACACTCCGGCACACGGCAGCCAAGTGCTGACCGACCACATCAAGGTCTGCGAAAAGCACCCGATGCGGAAGCTGGAGGCGGACAAGGCCCGGCTGCGCGGCGCTCTGATGAACTTGGTGGGCGCGGACAGCCTCGAAGAAGTGAACAGGCTGCATTCCTTCGTCGCCGGATTGGCTGCCGATGAAGTGGACAAAGCGGCGATCCTCGACGCGCTGGCCGCGCTCAACGACACCTGACCATGACCATCCTCGGCGTGATGCAGAATATGTGGGTGCGCGATCCGGAGAAGGTGAAGCGACAGCTCGCGGCCTCAGCCCACCCGGAGGAACTGCGGCGCCGGTTGATCGCCTACGCGCTGTTTGCCGGCTGCAAGAGCGGCCGCGTGCTCAAGGCGGTTTTCGGCGAGGAACTGTGCGAGCGCATCATCTGGGAGGAAGCCTCGCGCGAGATAGGCGGTCACTCGGCAAGCGTGTTTCCTCCCGACATTCCGCATCTGCGGCAGGTTATCGGCGCGCTGCCTGTGCCATCAATCCTCGTTCTCTTCGGCGAGATCGCACAGCGTGGAGTGATAGAAGCAGGCACCGGCGGCCATTATTACGTCTGTGCCCCACATCCGGCTGCTCGCCGTCCGGATACGATGGATAAACTGCGGAAGGTGTATGACCGCCTAACCAGCTGGCCGCTGATGGACCAATGAGCCTCGTGCCTGCAAATGTCTTCGAGCGGCCGCTGACCTTGCGCGAGCTGGCGCTGGCGCTGATGGACCCGGTGAAGCAAATGCTTTTCCCGGAGATGTTCGACGATTGGGAGCAGGAGGAAGTCGCCGATCTCGTCGTGCAAAAACTTACTCACCCGGCCGACGTGCCGGAGGAATCAATGTACTGGAGAAACTAATGTGAAACCGCTTCCGTTCACGCCGTGCCGCGGCGCCCTTGGATTCTTCCATCCCAAACTATGAACCTCATCAAAGGCAAGCCGGTCATCCGGTGCAGTTCGCTCGACCAGTTGTTGAGCTGCCCGGGCTCGCGCACGATCGCGGCGAAGCTCGGCGAAATCAAGGACGACGAGCGCGACTCGTGGGAAGGCAACTGGTGCCACTACACCGCCGCCCGTCGCTTCATCGACGTGCACGGGGCGATGGAACCGGAGGGCGGCCTACCGCCGCCGCGCGTGCCGAAGGATTGGAAGCCCGAATCCTTCGCGGACTGGATCGTCGATTTCTATGTCCACGCCGTCATGGAGCGGACGCCGGCGGATTGGGCGATGGAGGTCGAGACGGAGATGCTGGCCGAGTTCCCGGGCTTCTGGCTCTCCGGCCACGTCGACGAGGACGCGGTGTCGCCGGACGCGAGCGAGGTGGACTTCAATGACCTGAAGTCGGGCATCAACCTCGTCGACATGGCGGAGTGCAACTGGCAGGTCCTCGGCTACGCCACGCTGTTCAAGTGCTCCTACCCGAATCTCGCGCGATGCCGCGGCCGTATCATTCAGCCGCGCATCCCGGAGGATGTGGGCGAACGCGTCACGGAAGTCGTGATCGAAGGCGAACGGATGGCCGCCATTGTGCCGTTCATGAACGAGCGGATCACGGCCGCGCTGGCCGATCCACGTCAACTTAATTCAGGGCCGAAGCAATGCCGATGGTGCCCGGCCGATTTACAATGCCCCGCATACAAAGAGGACGCGAACGACATGAAAATGAAGCTGACAGATGAAGCGCTGGCCGCAATCGAGGCCACGCCGAATGACCAACTGCTCGCCTGGTGGTGCATCATGAAGAAGCACCTCGGGCCCAAACTGGAAAAAGCGGCCGAAATGACGAAGGCCCGGCTCGAAGTGGTGAAGGAAATTGTCACTCCCGAAGGCTCCAAGGTGTTTCTCGTGGATGCGCTTTCGTCGCGAGAATTTATCAGCGAGCAGGCCAAGATCTCCACGTGGGAGCATCTCGCCGAAACCCTCGACGAGCCGCGGGCCTATGCCTGCATGAGTCTCAGCTTTGACGACATGGAGCGGCAATACGCCGGCCAGTTGAAGCTGCCCATCGACTCAAAAAAGAAGGATTGCGGCAAGGCGCAGGTGAAGGCGCGCTTCGGTCCGCTCATCACGCGCAAGCCGACCAAGAAGATGGTCGTGGTGGTTTAGCTGGACACTTTCAGCAGTTATCAGCAGTTTACAACGCTGTGAGTTTTTGTCTCCATGCAAGACCTCTTCGGGCAACCCATCGCGCCAGGGGCGCTGACCGAGAAAATCCGCCGCAAGCCCGGTCGCGGGCATCCGTGGAAAGGCGGCTACGCGGCGCAGCCGGGCAGCGGTCCGGAGGGGGAAACCTGCAAGACCTGCCGGCATCGCGTGCGCGTGGGCGGCGGCACGAGATCCTACCCGAAATGCCAACTGATGCAGCACGCTTGGACCTGCGGCCCGGGCTCGGACATTCGCGTGCGCACAGCCGCGTGCTCGCGCTGGGAGTCGAGGATAGATGCGCCCATCGACCTGTAACACCGTGACGCGATTACCCTACGAATTCGCCGGCGGCGAACGCCAGCGCCCAGTCTGCACCGTCTGCGGCCGCAAGCGGTGCGGCGAGCACAAGAACAAGTGCCACACGTGCCACGATAAAGCATGGCGGCTCAAGTTCCCGGCCCACCATCTGTGGAACAATCTCAAGAAATCAGCGCGGCGGCGCGGCTACGAGTTCACGATCCGCAAGACATGGTTCGCAGAGTGGTGCCAGCGCACCTGCTTTGTCGAGACGTGCGGCCGGACGAAGGGCTGCGCATCGATCGACCGCATTGAACCGTGGCGCGGGTACCACGAGGACAACATCCAGATTCTCGAAGTGGGGGCGAACTCGGCGAAGGGCCAGAACCCGCCGCCGATCAACTACGACGAGACCCCATACGCCCCAGGCGAACACCCCTTTCATTGCGATGATTATTGAAGCCTTTATCGACTGCCATCCGCCAACACGGACGGCGCAGCAGAAGGGCGCGCGGATACTCAAGACCGCGCGGAAGAAACCCGTCATCCGGTTTTTCACCAAGGCCGAGGTGAAGGCCGCTGAAGAATATCTGATGCAGCACTTCCGCCGCACGGTGCCGCCGGCGCCGATGCACGGCCCGTTGAAGCTGACCGTGACGTGGAGCTGGAACTGGTTCCAATACGAACTGCCGAAGCGCAAGGCCGGAGAATTGCCGGTTTGGGTACCATCGATTCTCGACCCGGATTTCGACAACATCTCAAAGCTGTTTTGCGACGTGCTGACGAAGCTCGGCTATTGGCAGGACGACGCCCACGTGAGCTGCGCGATGATCCGCAAGGGCCGCGGCGACCGGCCCGGGATTCATCTCCGGCTTGAACCTTACGACAAGGCCGAGTGGTACACGCCGCCGGAAGGCGCGCCCGTGGCGGAGGTCGAACTATGAGCCAAGTGATGCTCCAGTTTACGGTGCGGAATCCGCGCAACGGCGACGAGTTCACCTTCCTCGGCCAGGGCGAGCATGTGAAAGAGGCGTTCGACGAGGGCTTCAAGAATTGCGGCACGATGTTTCACGCCAATTCGAGCGGCAAGGTCTGGCCCGAACAGGGCATCGCGCTGGTCACGAAGGACGGCTACCTGCCCAACGGGACGATCAAGATATTCGAAAAACGGATGCAGGAGAGCGCGGACCATTCCGCGGACAAACCCACTGAGGAAGCGATCGACCTATGACGACGTTCGATCTCGCCCCAGAATTGTTGTCGTCCCCCGACTTTCTCGAAGTGGGGGGCGTGCGCCCTTACCAGCGCGACATGCTCGTGTCGGTGAGCGACGGGTGGATGGACGAGTATTGCCGCACGCAGCTGATCGTGGCGGCGACGGGCACGGGCAAGACGATCGTCATGGGCGGTCTGGCCCGGACGTTCGTGAAAAGCGGCCAGCGGGCGCTGATGCTGGCGCACACCGACGAGCTGATCTCGCAGGCGCAGGACAAGTTTTCGCGGCTGACCGGGATGCCGGCGGCACGGGAGAAGGCCGCAGACCATGCATCGCTCAACGACAACGTGGTGGTGGGCTCCGTACAAACGATGCGCGGACTGGAGCGATTGCAGAGCTGGCCGCGCGATCACTTCGGGCTGGTGATGGTGGACGAGGCGCACCGGACGTTGGCGAAAAGCTATATGGAGGTGCTCAACCATTTCGAGAGCGCCCGCGTCGTGGGCGTGACGGCGACCGCCGACCGCGGCGACAAGCGCGAGCTGGGTCAGTTCTACGAGCGGCTGGCCTACGACTACCCGATGGTCAAGGCCTGCCACGACGGCTGGCTTGTGCGGCCGGTGGTGCAGACCTTGCCGCTGCAAATCGACCTGAACGCGAACGGCGCGGAGAAAATCAAGATCAAGCGCGGGATGGACGGCGCGCCGGATCTCGACATGACCGAAGTAAGTCACCGTATCGAGCCGTTCCTCGGCGATCTGGCGGCCGCCATCTGGCAGCACGCGAAGGACCGGCGCATTCTCGGCTTTGCGCCCAGTATCGACATCGCGCAGAAGATGACGCTGGCCTGTCGGAAGGCCGGGTTTACATCCGTCGATTGGGTCGCTGGAGAGGACCGCGACCGGCATCGGAAGATTGCCGAGTACAAGCAGGGCAAGATCCGCGTGCTGTGGAATGCGATGCTACTTACGGAAGGCTTCGACCACGACGAGATCGACTGCATGGTTCCACTGCGGCCGACTCTGATTCGCGCTCTTTACGTGCAGATGGTCGGGCGCGGGACGCGGCCGCTCTCGTCGATTGTTCCGGCCCTCAATGCCGCGACCGATGCGGAGGAACGCAACCGGCTGATCCGGCAATCGGCGAAGCCGCACGTGCTGTTGCTCGATCCGCTGTGGCTGTTCGAGCAGCACGATCTGACGACGCCGGCGTCGCTCGTCTCGAAGAACATCGACGAGCAGCAAGCGATGAAGGGCAAGGAAGGCGATCTCCTGCAAATTCAGGAGGAGTGCTCGCGGAATCTGATGGAGACGCTGCGCAAGAAGATCCTTGCGAATGCCAACAAGCGCGCGGCGCGGATCGACCCGTTCACATTCGGCGTAGTGATGGGTGATGAGGAGCTGGCGACCTACCAACCGGAAACGCTGTGGGACGCCCGCCAGCCCACGCTGGAGCAGCTGCAGGTGCTCGTGGACAATGGCATCGAGGCCGAGCAGGTGAAGTGGCGAGGGCAGGCGGCGCGCATCCTCAAGATTATCGACGAGCGGCGCGAGCGCGGGCTGTGCTCCATCCGGCTGATGAACTGGCTGCGGCGCCACGACATTGAGGCGGCCCTGATGACGCATGAGCAGGCGACGAAACATCAACGGCGGCTGTTCGCCACGGGGTTTCGCGGATGAGTAGCTTCGACATTGAAGATGACTTTGCCCCGCGCCGGCGGCCCACAAGTCGCCCCGCAAGTGACCCCGCAAGTCCCTTCGGCCGCACGCTGCCGCATTCGGCCGAGGCGGAGGAGTATCTGCTGTCGTGCTGCCTGCTCGACGGGTCGGATACGATGGATCGTTGCAGTGAGGCGAAGGTGGCGCCGGCGGTCTTTTACGTGCCGTACAACCGCACGATCTACGAGAAGCTGCTGGAGATCCACCAGTCAGGCCGCCCGGTCGATCTGGCGGTGCTAGCGGAGGAGCTGAAGACGCAGCGGCTTCTAGACGGCGTGGGCGGCTACGCCTACCTCACCCAGATTAGCAGCCGAGTGCCGACCACGGCGCAGGCGCAGTATTTTATCGACAAGCTGCGCGAGCTGGCGTTGCTGCGCGAACTCATCAAGGCGTCAACCGGGGTGGTGGAAGAGTGCTTCAATTACACCGGGGGCATCGAGGAGTTTGTCGCCACGCGGCGGGAGCTGATGGACGGTATTTTTGATGGCGTGGTGGGGGCGCAGGCGCTCGCCGCCTCCTGCAAGTTCGACCCCAAGGCCAAGATCGTGGACGAGCGGATTGTGTACTGGCTGGGCGAGACGCTGCTCTGCACGGCGGGCAACCTGACGAACCTGACAGCGCAGACGGGCGTGGGCAAGTCGGCCGTGGTCGAGGCGATGATCGCGGCGACCATGCGGCATCCCAAGGACACGCTCGCGGACTGCCTCGGATTCCGGGCGAACAACGAGCGGGGCATGGCCGTGCTGCACTTCGACACGGAGCAAAGCCCGAGCCATTACCAGCGATTATTGCACCGCGCGCTGCGGCGATCCGGAGCAAACAAGTTTCCCGACTGGTTCGCGAGCTACCACCTCACCGGCAAGAGTTCGCTGGATTGCCGCGAGCTGGTTCGGGCGATGGTGCGCAAAGCCGCCCGGCAGCACGGCGGGATCTATGCCATCTTCATTGACGGTTGGGGCGACCTTTGTCTCGACCCGAACGATTCGCAGGAGGCGTTCCCCTTCGTCACGGAGATGCACGCGATGGCGATCAAGTTCGATTGCCCCATCATCGGCGTGCTGCACCTGAATCCGGGGATGGAGGCCAAATCGCGCGGGCATCTCGGCAGCCAGCTCGAGCGCAAATGCGAAACGGTGCTCAAGCTGGAGATGGACGAGGACATGATTACGGCGGTGTACTCCACGAAGAAGCGGGGCAAGCCCATCCCAAAGCACGACGGCCCGCGATTTGCGTGGAGCACGGAGCACGAGATGCACCGCACGGTGGGCGACTGGCAAGCGATGGCGGCCGCGTCGCGAGCAGAGAAGAAAGCGGCCAAGAAGGAAAAGAACCCCGGGGCTTTCGACGAGAAGTTTTCGCGCGAGGAACAGGTGGGCTTTTACCCTGCGAGCACGGAGCAGCCGGCGAATCGGGCCGTGATCTTTCGGCGGGCGCAAGAGGCGACGCACATTTCAACGGCGTCGCTGGACCGACTGCGGCGGGAATTTCTGGCCAACGGCTGGACCAACTTGAGCAATGGGCAATACCGCCGCACAGCAGACGGCGACCTGTGGGCCCAGCGCCGGCCCAAGCCAGAGCCCAAGGACGATCTACCGCTCGATCCTGATAGGGCGGATACGCCAGTAGAATTTTAACCATCAACCACCATGCCATCACTAAACAAAGTTATGCTGATGGGGAATCTGACGCGCGCCCCGGAACTGCGCGTCACACCGAAGGGTACCGCCATCTGCCAGTTCGGCTTGGCGATCAACCGCACGTACAAAACTGGGGAAGGCGAACAACGCGAGGAGGTCGTCTTCGTCGACGTCGAAGCCTGGGGCAAACAGGGCGAGACGATCGCGAAGTACCTGGACAAAGGGAAGCCGCTCTTTGTCGAAGGGCGCCTGCAGCTCGACCAGTGGGAAGATAAGTCCACCGGGCAGAAGCGCAGCCGGCTGAAGGTCGTGCTGGAGCAATTCCAGTTCATCGGGACCAAGGACGACGCGCCGCGCAGCGATGCGCCCGCTGGCAGCCAGGATCTCCCTTTGTCGACGGAACGGACGCCGCCGCCGCGCCAAACCGCACCGCGCCAGGCCGCTCCGCCGCCGCGCTCCGCGCCCGCGCCCAAGCAGGAAAATCTGGATGAAGACGTCCCATTTTAGCGTTTAAGCGTTAAACACTATGAACTCACCTCCGAAGCTCACGAAGGCGGAGCAAATCGCCTCACTCGAAAAGCAACTGCAGGACGCCAAGCTCGAACTGGCAGCCTTGTCTGTGCAACTGGATGCCGCCAACGCGGCCGTGGCAGGATACCGCCGGTCGGAAGCGCAGCATCTCAATGAGGTCCGCGAACAGGCCAGCGTGCTTGCCGCAGCCCGGGCGGCCCTGCTGCCCTTCAAGGTCGGCACCGACAAGTGGGATGGATGGCCACCGGACGACATTTGCGCCGTCAAGCCCATCACATTCGGCGACATTCGCCGGGCGCGGGAGGCGGTGGCGAAGCTATGAAGACCGTACCCATTGGGATCTATCCCCTCGGTCCGATGCGAATCCGACTGGAATTCACGGCCGACTATGGTGGGTCGTTCTCCAACTTCGGCGACAAACCAACGCAATTGCCGCTGATTCAGGTCGGGTTTGGCGATGGGAGCTGGGATACCGTCGTCGCGACGCTCCTCCACGAAGCGTTCGAGTGTGCGGCCATGCACACGCGATGCCGCTTTGCGCCAGCCCCTGACTTCGCGTACGAGACAAGCGGCTATACCTTCATCATGCAGCACGCCGAGTTTTCCGAAGTAGCGGCGCGCGCAGGCCAGTTCATCGCCCGATCGCTGCCTGACCTGGCGACGGAATACAACCGCTGGGCGAAACGATCAAAGAGGCGAAAGGGTTGACGCAGGCAGCACCGAACGACTACTGATAACTGCTGATGATCACCCACCGCGAAGCCGCAACGATCCATGAGGCCATGACGAAATGTCAGGGAGACCGGCCTACCGTCGCGGCCCAGCTCGGCATGACCGAGGATGACTTGGCGGCCAAACTCCGATCCAACCGGGATCTCGCGGCGATGTGGATCAAGGCGCGCGGCCCGGTCGCGACGGAGGACGCCTACCATCGCGAGCGGCCCACCAGCTTTGACCTGGTGGATCCGGTGGATCTCGGCGTGCCAGCGCGCGACGCAAAGATTGCCGATGCCATCATGAAGCAGGAGGTGGCGCTGGGCAAAGTCGATTGGGAAGGCATGGGCATTACCGACGACAAGACCCTCAGCCTGATGCGCCAGTTCGAGCAGGGGGTGGGCAAGGGCGTGCTGCGGCTGATGGACACGATGCAGGGCGGCATGGCGTTCTGCTTCGCGCGCGTGAGCCGGCAGTTCGCTGACGTCGCGGACGAGCTCGACCGCGTGGAGGATGCTCGCGCGAAAGGGCATCTGCACGATGACCAGGGCAAGGCGGTCGATGACAACCGGGTGATGCAGCTGCACGTCCGGTTCATGGACCTGGCGCGGCTGATGCGGACGTTCAACGGCGAGGTCACGAATGCGGCGCACACGCGCCTACTGATCGCGGACCGGGCCAAGAAGATGCAGAATGCCAGCGCGCGGCTGCGGAAAGCGGCCTGGCTGGACGACAAGGGAACCAAAAATGTCACCCCACCCAAGCCACGTTGACAATCTGATCGACCGATTGGCAAAGAATCCGCGGGGCTTTTTTGCCGCCTGGGCCGTGATCGGCATACCGGCCGACAAGCCCAGCCAGGGCGTGCATGTCTCCTCCTGCCCGGAGGCCATGCGCGAGGCGTTGGATGACCAGATCCTGGCGATGGCGGCGGAGATCGTAAAGCGGAGGGGGCAATGAGCCGCCGCCCGCCCCGCAACCAGGAGATCATCGACCTGCTTGCGGCCGAGCTGCCGGTTGACGATGACTACACCAAGCCGCAGCCCGGAGATCCGGCGCCCGTAGTCGAGGACTGGGAGCCCCCGCTGGGCCCCGTGGGGCGCGAGGTGTTCTATTGCGACAAGAAGTTCATGCTGCTGCACGGCGAGCGGTTTACCGGCAAGACGTTCGCCGGCCTGCACCGGGTCATCAAGAGCCTCTATGACAGTCCATCCGCCGCCGCCGCCTGCCTCTGCACTCTGACGAAATCTCAGGCGATCTTGGGCGGACTGTGGACAAAATTTCAGCTTTGCCTGCGCATCTGGCAGGACGGGTTCCTCAATCCGGCGGATGGCAAGTGGTATCCGGGTTTGGGTCTGGAGGGCGCCGGCAAGGATGGGGTGTTCAAGTTCATGGCGGACGATGCCCGCAACCGCTACGTGTGGGTCAAAAACTGCCAGGGCGAGTACAACATGGCGTTCCTGCGTTCCATGATCCACGGCGAGCAGATCCAGGAGCGGATCAAGTCGATGGAGTTTACGAGTTTCCTCTTCGACGAGCTCGCGGACACGGACAACGAGGATTACTTCACCAAGCCGATCCAGCAGCTGCACCGCATCCCCAATGTGAAGCCGCAGCAGTACATCGGCTGTTGCAACCCGCCGCCAGAAGCCGAGGACCATTGGACGCACAAGCGGTTCTTCGTCGGGTTCGACAACCCGGAGGACCGGAAACCCAAGAGCCGGGCCGATTACGGCGTGTTCCACGTGCCGATCTCCGACAACCTTTTCGTCTCGGAGGAGCAGAAGAAGGAGTATCTCGGCAATGTGATGGAGGAGGTCCGCGTCGATCCGACCGCCTACGACCGGCTGATCCTGGGCAAGTGGGTCAAACGGCCCACGGGCAAGGGCCTGTTCGCCTCGTATTTTCGCCGGCAGATCCATGTGCGCGGAGACATGCAGAAGAAGCAGTTCATCATCCCTCGCGGCAATGTCATCGATACCGGGTATGACGTGGGCTCGGCCAACACGGCGATCTCGTTCCTCGAAAGGCTGCAGACGCAGAGCGGCGAGGGCTGGTCGATCTTCGACGAACTCGCACTGGTCGACGAGTACGTGCCGATCCCACAGGTGGCTCCGAAGCTGTTGGAGCGGATGAATTATTGGGCCGGACGGACCGGACGGCCGCTATTCTTCAATCACATCTCCGACGAAGGCAGTTTCAACCAAAAGCGCGGCGACGGCACCTACGATGCTCGCAAGCTCGAGCAGTCGGTGGCGAAGGAGTTGAACGAGAATTTTGCCCGCTATCCGCACCTCAAGCATCTCGCGGTCGAGTGGGAAGACGAGGAGATGACGAAGCCCACCAAGTTCCGGGGGATGCGCCTGCGGCCGTGCCCGAAGCCGAAGGGCAGCGTGGCGGCCCGCGGCAAGATGACGATCTCCTTCCTCCAGGGGCAGCTGCTCGTGGTGTCAGCGCGCTGCGTCAAGACGATCGAAATGTTCGAGAACCTGCCGGAAGATCCGGACCATCCATTCCAGCCGCCCACGGAGTCGCGCTTCAAGCACCCGTGGGACGCGGCAAGCTACGTGATGTACTACTACGAGATGGGCGGCCGGACGCGGGTAGCGGACGCCGCGCCACAGACGAATCTTATTGAACTCAACCCGTAAGGGCGTATTAGCCCTTACAACTCCTTCAATCATGTCCCTGACCAACAATCTCGTCTTGACGAAAAAGGACCACGAAGCGCTGGCCGAGGCGATGCAAGCCAAGCAGGCCGGCGACAAACTCACGCTCAACGGCGTTGAGGTAACGGTGGTCGAAAACCTGGGCGACCGCATGACCTTCGACGTCGATGAAGTCGACTCGGTCGAGGGCGCCGACGCCGAAACGGACGACGAGGAGGGCGAGGGCGACACCCTCGAATCGAGCGTGCTCGGAGTGATGAGCAAGAAAGGGAAAAAGAAATGAGCGCGAACCTGACCAGCCTGGGTGTGAAGCGGAAAGACATGGGCAACGACGGCCCGTGTTGCTGCGCGCCGGACTCCGATAAAAAGAAGGAGTGGGAGGAGGAAGTCGTCTTCCCGACGATCGACGCCTACGGGGAGATCGCGAAGATTTTGCCGGTCGACCAGATGGAGCCGGGCATCGAGTACACCGCCACGGTGAAGCTACAACTGGCGGCGATCGACGGTTACGGGAAGAAGGATGGCCCGACGCGCGTGTCGATCGAAGTGCACGCCATCAGCGATCTCGAATCACCGGAGCCGGCGAAGGAAGAACTCAACGAAAGTTCGCCCAACGAAACGGCAGTCCTGTCGGTGATGAGCAAACCGAAGTCGTGAAGCAGCGTGCGCCATTCCCGCCGATCACCCTGCCCGACGCGGCCCGGCTGCCGGATGGCGCGAGCTATTCGACGACGCGGAATGCCGGGTGCTGCCTGATTGCCCTGTTGTTCAAGCCGCTTTACAAGGGGCCAGAGTCCCACCGTGTGGTGATCCGTAACTGCTACAAGGCCGGTCGCGGGGCCGTCGTGGAAAACATGCGGGAGTATTTGCCTCACTCCTCGAAGATCGGCCGCACGGGCGTACTCTTGGCGCGGCTGCTGGATCTCGGGATGGAAGTAGTGAAGCCGCCGTTCATGCTCAGCGAGCCGCGACACAACTGCATCGAGGAGATGACGCCGGCGGAATTCGCTTGGGTGTGGGAAACCAACCAGGACACGTCGCCGGATTGCGTCGAGGCGGCGAAGGATCACAAGGAGCACAAGACGCCGACGTTGCAGCTGATCCAACAGCATTGGAATGACCAGGCACTTTACGAGAACTGGACGCCGGACCGCATCCGCCGGCTGTGCGCGCTGTGGGGGCTGACCACGTTCGAACTGGCCGAGCTCATCCAATGGGCGCCCGGGGCGATGGACTCCTTTTTGAATGGCATGGGGTTAAGGCTGCCCGGCCCGGTGGCCGTGTGGTTCCACTTCCTCGAAAACATGCGCTTCGGCTTGCCCGCGTTCCCGGACCTGCCTCGGCAACAGGAGGCCAAAGCATCATGACCAAGCCTCTCCTAATAGTAATCGAAGTCATTCCGCATGAAGAACAAAGATATTGCACGTGTGGTGACTGGTTTTACGAAGGGAATGCGTTGCGCATCAAGGTCTCCCGGATGGGTGACTGGCGGCACGAAGCGCTGGTAGCGATCCATGAGTTGGTCGAAGTGCTCTTGTGCCGGCACGATGGAGTTCCGGAGGAGGCCGTGGACAAGTTCGATTTTGCCTTCGAGGCAGCGCGCCAGCCGGGCAACGATGATGAACCGGGCGACGATCCGCAGGCGCCGTACCGCAAGCAACACTGTTTCGCCACGGGCATCGAGCGGCTGCTGGCCGCCGAGCTGGGCATCGACTGGAAACACTACGAACAGGAGATCAACCGGCTATGATCGACCCGCGCGTCCTCAACCACTTCAAGACGACCAACGAGCAGTTGCGCCGTTTCTTCACGGCGAAGCCGGCGGGGAAAGATCCCAAGACGGAAAAGGAGACGCCGGAAGATCCGCTGTTCAAGCAGAAGGACAAGTTCGTCAAATGGGTCTCCGGGCTGATCCAGGACGGCCGGTTGCAATGCTTCCGCGACTACCGGTTCTATGCGGCGGTCGACCTGATGAACGACAGCCAGCCGATCATGAAGGAGAATATCCCGCTGCTGGCCTACGCGCAGGGCAAGATCGACGTGAAGTCCTGCGTGGACCAGCTGCACAAGCTGGGCTGCGCGAACAAATTTCTCGACGTGGAGATGGACGGCGGCGGCGCCGAAAAAGCCCGGCATGGCGACGACGACAAAGAAGTGAAAGGGACGCCGCGGGTGAACATGCCGCGGCTCTACGAAGTCTGCATCAACGTCGGGCGCAGTTTCATTTCTCGGCGCGTCAACGCCCAGGCCAACAAATACAACAGCCTGCGCCCGTTCTTCGCCTATGCGCCGCGCGGCACGTCGATGGTGGACCATCTGCGCGGCGAGGTGATGGGCCAATATGCGGAGGTCATGTCGGACTCCTTTGGCTATCGGCACCAGCACACGCAGTGCATCCGGTCGATGCTCAATTATCGCACGGTGCAATTCCCCGCCGGCGCGTGGGAATGCGAGACGCAAACGGAAGTGGCGCCGGACGATTTCGATGGGGAGACGCTGGGCGAGATGGAGTCGCCGGACATGCCGGACACAAAGCTCAAGCTCCGCACGCGCATCACGCGCGAGGGAGTCAAGATGATCACGCCCAACCCGGCGCGCGTCATCTACGACACCTCCAAGCCTCTCTCTTCGCTCAACACGGACACCGGCTGCCGGTGGGTGGGATTCTTCGATGTGCAGCGCTTCGGCGACATCAAGAAGACGCCGGACTTTTTCAACATCGACAACATCACGTGGACGCCGGGCGGCCTGGCCGTGGTGGACGAGAACCGCCCCTTCTTCGACCTGATTTTCGCCGGCCAACCGATCAACTTCCCGTCGCCCTCCAAGACCACCGAGCAGCGGAGTTCAACCGACGTGGCCGGGCGCAACGAGCGCACCGCGCAGAGCTTCGTCTATGGGCAGACGGACGAAGAGCACTCGGTCTTCGTGACCGATTTGCGGGTGAAGATTTGCCCCAAGGATTGGGGCATGGGCGACTATCCGCACAAGGTCTGGCTGCGGCTGGTGATCGCGGCCGACAACACGGTGATCTTCGCGGAGTGGATGCCGAGCCTGCCGGCCGTGTACTGGGGCCACAACGAGGACGACAACCGCCTGCTCAACCTGGCGCAATCGCACGAGTGCATGTGGGCGCAGGACCAGCTCTCGAACATCTTTTCGCAGCTGTTGCTCAAGATGAAGCACAGCCTGTTGCGGGTGCTGCTCATCAACACGGACATCGTGAGCGAGGCCGACCGGAAGAAGTTCCGGGCAATGCTCGACTCGCCGAAATACTACACCAACCCGCACCTGCTGGAAGTGTCGTTCAAGGAACTGGCGGGCGACCTGAAGCTGGACCTGAGCAACGTCTTTCACATCTGCTCGCCGGGCGACAACGACACGGAGTATATCAACAACGCGTTCCGGGCGATCGTGCAGATCCTCTCGATCATGGAGCGGCTGATGAACCTCAGCCCGCAGGAGCAGGGCCAGCCGATGCCCCGCGAATCCAGCGCGGAGGAAATCGCGGCGCTCGAGAACTCGACGCAGGTGACGTACAACGCCATCGGCTCGTCGATCGACGAAGCCCGCGCCGCGTGGAAAAAAGTCGTGTACGAAAGTGCGATGGCCTTTGCCAGCGACCAGATTTACCTGCCGGTCTCGCAACGGTTCTCCAAGGAGACGATCAAAAAGGCGGGGTTCGAGATCGACGACGAGGAGGCGGAAAACGACACCTCGGCCTCACAGCGCGGGCACACTGTTATCGGCTCGAAGCGGATGCTGGTGACTGACTACATTTGGCAGTCCCGCGACGGCGGCGACCGGTTCACCAGCAAGGAGAGCGCGAACGTGCTCGTGCAACTGCTCGGCCAGGTGCTGCCGTTGATCGGACCGGAGGCATTCGGCAAGCAGCGGATCTTCGCCATCGTGAACGAGATTTTCCGCCTGCTCGCGAGCTACGACCTGAAGCTCGACCTCAACGAAGGGGAGAGCAACAGCGTGATGGCGCCCGAGGCCCAGAAGCAATTTCAGACGATCGCCCAGCAGTTCCAAGCACTCCAAGCGGCCGTGACGCAGGAGCACCAGGAGGTCGGCGGTCTGACCGATGCGGTCGAGAAGCTGCAAGAGATCGTCAGCCATCTCAGCGGCGGCGGCGCGCCCGCGGGGCCGGGACCGGCGGCGATGCCGATGGTTCCCGCTGGCGCTCCTCCCGGAGGGCCGATGCCCGGAGCGGCAATGATGGCCGCATAATTTTCCCATGAGCAACCCACCCGAATCCGAAACCAAACCACCCCAGAAAAGCTTTTTGCAGACGCTGGGGAAGCATCTCGTGACCGGCTCCGATAAGCTGCCGGCCATCGAACCGAAGCCCCCGAAGGCCGAGGACAAACCAGCAGAGCCCGCCGAGGCCGCAAAGCCTGCGGAGGGTACGCCCGTGACACCGGCAGTCGCCGCGGCCGCGCCAGCGGAGGCAACCAAGCCGGATGAAGCGAAGCCAGAAGCGAAGTCCGAGACTCCTCCCGAGAAGAAGGTCAAGATTGCTCCGAAGAAATCGGAGCCCTTGCCCCCCATCCCGGCAGACGACATCGCGGCCGCGCCAACGCCCGTGATCGACGAGCCGAAACCGCTGGCGGAACGGTTGGGTCATCAGCCGTCCCGGGCCGAGGCACGCTATGTCGAGGTGCTCGAAGCGGCCGCAGTTCGCGAACCTGCGCGCTATCAAGCGGTGCTCGACCGGGAAGTTGACCGGTTGAAGAAGGTGCACGCGTTCGAGGCCACGTGGAAAGAGGAACATCCCGATGAATCCCTCATCGACGAAGACACGGGCAAACCGGTGCCGGAGTACCGCAAATTTCTGAACGCGAACCGCCCGTCCATCGACGCCGACGAGCACGAAGATCTGCGGGAAACATTCATTGCCGATCGGGCGAAGCAATCGGCCCGGGCGGAGATGGAAGAAACACTGCGGCCGAAACTGCGCAAGGTGGCCGAGCTGGAGAGCAAGCCCGTGATCGAAAAGGCCGAGAAGGACCTGGAGGCGGCGGTCCTGGCGGCCCTGCCGGCGGACGACTATCTCGCCAAGGTGGCGAAAGACGGGCTGGATGCCGTCGCGAAAGTCCCGGTCGAGGGGCCGGTCATCGCGGTAGCGGTCCAGCGCGGCCGCGAGGTGGTGCGCGACTTCCTGGCGCTGCGGCGCGAGCTGGTGGATTTCGATGTGCGCAACCCGACGCACGTCTTCATCAGCCGGAGCATCGCCACGGCGGCGACCATCTTCGCCGAGAAGGGCGGCGAGGACCGTCTGCGCAAGGGCACGGACGGCACGATGCAGCGCTTCGTGCCTCCGGTGGTTTACCGGACGCTCAAGCCCGAGGCCCGCGCCAAACACTGGACCTTCTCCGATGACGAAATTGTCTCGTTGTTCACGGCGATGGCGTCCGAAGGACTGCGCCAGGAACTCACGGCAAAGAGGCAGGAGATGGAGGAACATCAAAAGTTCCGGACGGCCACCAAGCCAGCTGGCAAGGAAAAGTCCGCGCCGGCGGTCGCGCCCACGGCCTCGAGCCCGGCGCTCGAACCGAGCCCGGTGGCGCCATCGGCCTCTCCCTCGCCGGTGAAAAACAAGAAACTGAAGAGCATGTTGGGCGTGGCCTGACTGTAATTGCCAGTTGGCAAGCAACGCGCCGCCGGGCTTTCGGCGGCGTTTTTTTTGCGGCTGGTGCGGAATTCTTAGGAGAGGGGCGAGTAACGGCTACAATGCCCTTACTATGTCTCTCATTCTAATGCATCCGCGGATCGTCGAGCAATCCGATCCCGCCAGCACGGACCTGACGAAGATCGTCTTTCGTCCGGTGACCCCGGAGCTCATCGACGCGATGGGCGAAAACGAGTACAAGACGCAATTCCTCGCGCAGATCATGGAATCTCGCGCGGTGGGCGTCATGCCCAACACTCTGGCCGAACTCCTGATGTCGCGCATCGAACCGCTCGGCAAGGGCGAGAAGCTGCAGGAGTACAGCACCGGCACCACGTTCATCTCGGCTCCCTTCAAGTACCGCCAGCGCACCCGCAATACGCGGGTGGGGATGTTCAACATCTCCGCCGGCGGGGTCAATGCCCATGCGGGTACGACCTTCGGCGGCGTGGTGTATCCCGCCTCCGCGTGGGACATCAACGTCAACGTGGGCCCGAGCCCGTGGGCTACGGCCTTCACGGATCTCGCCCGATTTTTCCTCACCGGCCACTTCATCTACGTCGAGCACTACAACGCCTCGACCAAAGTCGCGTACACCTCGGCGCACAAGGTCGTCGCGGCCTCCAACGCCGACACCAACAATGCGACGGTGACGGTCTCCGCCGTGGGTTACACGGACGCCCAGTGGGCGGGCCTGACCTCCGGCCAGAAGCTGCCGTACCAGCCGACGTTCGGCGGGTTGAGCCTGGGCGCGAACAACGTGTCCGACTACGAGAGCTTCGGTCACAATCCGCCGACCGATCTCGGCAAGGAATTGCTGGTCGACTGGTGCGGCACGATCCGGACCTATCGCGAGCAGAACAAGGAGTACCTCGATGCCCTGGCCGCCATCCTCGATGGCAAGGTCAATGAGCTGCAGACCTTCCGCAACATGGCGATGACGAAGCGCAATCAGCAGATGATGGCCTTCGAAGAGCTGCAACTGCTGAACACGATCTGGTTCGGGCAGCGCGAAGTGGGCCAGACCGCCGACCCGGTGATCAGCGACATCCTGAATCTGCCGGTGGCTTTGGATCCGGAAGACGGCACGCCGCTCGAGCGCAAGGCGAACATCCTCGGCATCCAGACGCAGCTGGTGGAAAACAACCGGCGCATCGACCTGCAAGGCGCGCCCTTCGATCTCGATCTCCTCTTCGATGAATCCCACAATCTGCGCCGGAACCGCCGGCTGGACGGCAAGAGCTGGGACAACATCGTTTGGATGACCGATCGCTGGACCAAGGACAATTGGGACCAGGCGCTGATCCGCTACCTCCAGGACGTTTACGGGCTGACCACCACGCGGTTCGTCAACCCCGGCAAGATTTTCGTCGAGGGCACCAAGATCATCGCCTTCGAGTACACGACCTACGAGATCCCGCGCCAGCACCTGTCGATCTCGATCATGACGCACGAGTTCTTCGAGGACAAGATCCTCGCGTTCCCGGATGCGAACAAGTCCCGCGGCCGCATGGCGGTCTCGATCGATTTCGACGACATCCGCATCTGGGTGGCGGCGATGAATTCGGCGAAGCGCGAGTACAAGGGCCAGACCACGGCCAACGCGAACAGCCTCTGGTCGAAGGTGATCAAGATGAACACCAAGGAAATCGAACTGCGCTCGAAGACGATGGGCGTGGAGTTCGGCGACTTCAACCGGCACACGATCTTCGAGAACTTCTCGAACGCCTGCCCGACGCTGACGGTGAGTGTCTGCAGCCCGACCTTGAGCTGAGAATTTGGTGGGTAGTTCATGGAAGGGCCGGCGGCTTTGGTGGGCCGCCGGCCTTTTCTTTGCTCGACAATGTTAGGGCGTTTGCGCCATTACACTTTCCATGCCTCGTTATTTTTTCAGCGAAAACGCGGGCCGGCCCATTCGGGTGGGAATGCGCTCGTATCCTTTTGAAATTACGGCCATGCTCGGCGGGACGGTGCAAGGCATCGCGGCCGTGCCGGACGACGAAGCCGACGCCTACATGGTGGTGGCCTCGAGGTACGGCGTGCAGGAAATCACCACGGAGGCGTATCAGGAAGCGGTGCAAAAAAAAACGCTGCATCGCCATTCGCCAATTACCCCGGACTTGCGCAGTCCGCCGCGCCCCGGAGCGAGCCTAAAAGGTCATGGTGCTGTGGTCGTTGACGGGGAGAAAGTCGCCCAGCCCGAGTCAGTGGCGGCCAAGACGCTGCCCGCCGCGATCGACGATGCCGTTGACCTGGGCACGGCCGCTCTGCCCGTCACAGAGCCCAAGAAATCGAACCCGAAGCGGCGCTCCAACCGATGACCTTCGCCGACTGGAAAGCCGCGGTGTACGCGGCGCTCACGGATCGCAAACCGAGCGACGTCAATTTCGCGGCCGCCGTCGCGGACTACGTGCGCGGTCGGATCGCGCGTGACCTGCGCAACGACGTGCCGACCTACGGCATGATCGAGAAGCGGTACACCGCGCTGCGCCGCGGGCTGATCGGCTACCAGACGACGTTGAACGATGCGACGCTGCAAGCCAATGTGAAGGCACTTCTCCGCGTGGGAGTGGATGACAATGTTTTTGCGCAGGCTGCCGCGGAATGGGTGCGCTCGCAGGCCGGCGATCCGGCGGCCCTCGCGCGCTATGCCACGTTGTCTGCCCGGTTGGCCGGATTCCAAACCGCGCTGAGCGACGCCGATCTCCGCACGGCGGTAAAAGGAATTCTGCGCGCCGGCGTGGACGACAACCTCTTTGCCCAGGCGGTGGCAGAATATGTGCGGGCGCAATCTGGCGACACCGCAGCGCTGCCGCGGTACGCGGCGTTGCAACAGCGGTTGGCCGGATACCAGACAACCTTGGACGACACGACGCTGCAGACGAACGTGAAGGCGCTGCTGCGCACCGGCGCCGACGTCAATCTCTTCACGGCAGCGGTGGCCGAATATATACGGGCGCGCATCGACGGCAAACCCGATCCTGCGGCGGATGCCCGCTACGCCGCATTGAAGGCCCGGCTCGCCGGATATCAGACGTCCTTGACGGGCGGGCAGGTCAGTGCGGCCGTAACGGTGTTATTGACCGATGGGCCTCGTGACAATGCGACCTTTGCCCAGGCGTGCGCGCTTTATGTGCGCGCGTACATGGCGCGCGAAATCGATGCCCGCAATGAGGAGGCCACGGCTCAAGTGGCGATGGCGACCGCCGCAAGCTGCCAGGCCGAGTTTGAGCGGATGCGCATCCGGCTGCTCGGATTCACGTACACCGGAGCTTCGTTGGTGACTGACGTGGGGAATTTCCTGCCAATCGATTCGCAACGGCTGGTCGCGACTCCCCTGTTCAATACGCTCGTGGCCAATGCGCAGACGGCGCTGACGGCATTTTCCACGTGGTTTGGCGGGATGGTTACACAAGCCATCTACGAGTTGGAGGATGTGAACACATGGCAAAACGCGCAGATTGCCGCTGCGCAGTCCGACCTGCAGACGATCGACACGTGGCAGAACGCGCAGATCACCATCGCGAAGTCGGATTTGCAGACGGTCGATACGTGGGTGAATGCGCAGATCGCCACCGCCAAAGACGACCTGCAATCGCTGCGCGAGCGGGTTGACCTGGAAATCATCGCCGGCGCCGCCGACCTGCAGCAGTACGTGCGGGCCTTCCAGCTCGGCCATCAATCGACCCTGACCGAGAGCGATGTGGTCGCGGACGGCCAAGTGTGCACCGGCTACCTGCCGAGTGAATCCCAGTTGCGCGAGGCGCGACTGCGATGCTTGAACGATCCGAACGGCAACGACGATTGGGCCGTGCAAATGACCGAGGGGCAGGTGGCGCTGACCGCCGGCGTGGCGGTGCCGATCAGCTCGACGACCCTGACAGTTTTCACTTTGACGTTGCTCGCGGACGATAGCAACGCCGGCGAAGTTCTGGCGGGGTACGGATCGCAGGTGCCGTTGCAGCCGTTGCCGCTCGTGCTGCCCTTGGTGCCAGGCCGGTACTACGATCTCTCGCAGGTGATGGTCAAGGGGAGTGTGACGGGCGACAAGGCGACCTATTCGGCCCCGGTCTTCAACGATCAACTGATCGTGAAGGAACACCGGTGCGAGCCGGTGAACTGGGACTCCCGGCACCACCAGATCGAAACGACTCACTGGTTCAGAAACCTGCCGCTTAATCCGGAACCCAACGACCGCTGGAAACTGCCGCGACTCCCGCGGGCGCCGCAGCTCGCAATCGATCCGAAGGGCAGCGAGTTCATGCTGGGCCCGGGGTTGAAGGCGGGCCAATTCGAGCTGTTGCTGGTGTACGACACCATCAAGCGCGACTACGGCGCTCTCGACCAGGTGCCTTTCGATGCCGACTCGGCGCGGGCGGTATCGCTGTTTGTCAATGCGGCGTTATCCGGCGAGTGGGGCGAGGCGCTTGCCCAGAAGATGGCATGGCGCGGCGACTACGAGTCGGCCCGGACGCGGTTGTACCTGAAATACCGGGGGCGAACAGAGGTGCGGCCGTGAATGTGCCGATCGTAGCAGGCCAGGCCGGTGGCGACCTGATGACGACGAAGGTCTCGCGCGACGTGGCCGGAGCGAACAACTTCGTGTTGAAGCGCGACTGGCGGCGGGAACTTGACCGGGAAGTCAGGCGCGAAGGCGACCTGCCGTTTGCCCCGGCGAGCGGCGGGACGGGCAATCAGCCGTTCCCCAATCACCCGAGCACGGCCGAGGCGATCACCCTCGAATTCACCGGGCGACAGGACAACGGGCACACGACGTTCATCTGCGGGACGCCGAGCACGCTCTTCCGTTTTTTCCGCTTCGAGGACCAGGCCATCGTGGCGGCGGGCATCGTGCAGGCAGGAATCCTCGGCACGATCAGCGACGGGATTTGGTTGATCATCGGGACCGGATTTAGCGGCGGCCATCGGTGGGAAGCGGTGAACTGCGGAGGGTTGACGATCTTCAACAACGGCGCCGATCTGCCGCTGCGTTACCACCTGAGCGAATTCTCGGTCACGCCGCTGTACGAGCTGCGCGAGCAGGGAATCGCTTTCGTCGAGACCATCGAGGAGCTGAACGGAATGCTGCTGCTCGGCGGGGTGGCGCAGCTGGTGGACAGTGCGAGCTTCTTCGCCACCTCCGGATCTCCCTATGGGCGCGTCACCGATCCGACGCTATACGACATCGTGCACTATCTTTTCATGTGGAGCGATCCGGCCGGCCCGGGCCGATGGGCAGCGCAGATGACCGGCACGATCCGCTACCAGTCCCAAGTGTTTCATCCGGCCTACAACGGGCTATCGATGCAATCGGGAGATGCAGTGCGACTCAAGGGCATGGGGTTGAATGGCGGCGATCTGTTGACGACTTTGCAGAGCAAATTCATCGACGCGACGACCGGCCTGCCGGCTTGGATATTGGCCGATGCCGCCGTCTTCCAGCCCGATCGATACCTCGCGGACAATGCGGACATCATGCGCTTTGCTCAGTGGACGAAGGGCCCCGGGAAGGATTGGGCCACGGCGAACAACATCAATACCGTGGAAGACGCCGCGCTATATCATTGGAACACCTATGGGAAGTACGAACTGTGGCGCTCCGCGCCCGCCGCGCCCCTGGCCGAGCAGGATGCTGCCAGTCTCATTTGCGGTTCGTACCCGGTGCTCGACGATTCGACCGCGATTTTGCGCATCAAGAAACTCGGCAGCGCGGTCATCATCGCGAAGGGCTCTGGCTTTGTGCTGGCCAGTTTCACCGGTGCCGCCGGCGCTCCGTTCTCGTTTCTGCGGGTGTATTCCGGAGACCAGGCGCTGGTCTGGAAGTGGACGCTCATCAACCTCGAAGACACATCGCTCGTTTATGCCGGAGCCGACGATTTCTATACCTTCGACGCAGCGACGCTGAAGCCATCCAAACACCCGAAGCTGACCCTTTGCAGCGACGTATTTTTCTCAGTGGTGCAACCGCCCTCGCCTGCCGCGCAGGCCAATCAGGACAGCGTGTTTGCCGTGGACAACCGCATCACGAAAGAAGTGTGGTTCCTGTTTCCTTCCGCGGGACCGGACTACGGGTTGACGTGGGATTACCGGGCGCAGGATCTGGGCGGCAACCGCTGTGCCACGCTGGGCGCGGCCTATACGGCGGGGGCGATGATCGACAATCCTGCGGCGCCTGGCACGGACTGGTTTGTGCTCGGAAACGCCGTTGGCACGGTCCTGCAATACGGCCGCGATCGCGGCGGCGCACTGGCATTCCAGCGGAACGGGGCAAATTACTATTCGGATATGTGGTCGGGGCTGGCTGATTTTGGCGACGCCGTGAACATGAAACACGTGAGGCAGTATCTGCTGCTCCTCGCGAGCCAGTCGCCCAATACGCCCTTGACCGTGCAATTCTTCGCGACGCTCAACGCGGCGGTGGCCGCGACCGAACTGGCGGGCAGTCCGGTGACGTTCAATAATCCTGCTGCGCACAACACGATCTACCCGCACTGGCTCGTGCAATTGATCCAGGAACGGATCCGCGCGACCGGATCAACGGACGCGCAGATTGCCCAACGGGTCTGGTCGATTGGGCGCGTCGGAGGCGCGAGCAGCGGACGACTATGATCGGCAACACCACAGGCCAGATGCGATCGCGCCGAATGCCGGACTTCCCTCCGCCGCCCGCGAGCCTGACCGCCAACCCGGACACGGCAAAATGGGCGAGCGATCTCCAGAAAATGTGGAATGCCGCCAGCACTCTGATCGAGCAGATGGCCGATACTGTCGACAAACTCAGCACTCAAAAGAAGCCTTAATCCAATGAATCACATCTCCCTCACTACGCGATCCGGCGCCGGCGCGGCGCTCAGCCAGGCTCAATTCGACGCCAACATCACCACCCTGCAAGCCGCGGTGAACGGCCTGATGGATCTGGTCGGGCTGGTCGTCAGCGACAGCGGCGTTTATAGGCAGTCCGCGCTCTCGGAGCTGCTTTACAAGTACGAGCAAACCCTCTCCAATACGATCACATCAACGGGGGCTGCACATGTGACATTGTGTTCTTTCGAACTCGATAATGTACCGGCGGGAGATACGTTGTTTTGGTACAAGACCCAAGGGGTTGGGAATGCCGGTGCAAACAACGGACACCTAACGCTACAAGTGGCGGGAGCGAATCTCGATGTCACTCCAACTGATCCGCTGAACACGCTCGGTAACGCATACGGATTAACCTGCATGGGAAGATTTGGTAATTTCGCAGGAGGAACACTCTCCTTATCGATGTTTTTTGATACGTCATCGACGACGAGCAACGTGTCCTTCTCCAACCAGCACCTCATGGTGATTGGCGGGTTGTGACGCTGAGGGTAGAGCCGACGCGCGATCGCGAGTATCTGCGGCGGTGGATGCTGCGGCCGAGCGTCCTGCGCGGCGTGCTGCGCGGCCTGCCTCCGATGGCTCCGGCCGCCATCGAGCGGGACTTCGACGAGGTGGTGCGATCGCCAGCGCGGTTCTTCGCCGTGCACGTGGACGGCGAAGAGAAAGGTTGCATCCTCTTCAAGCAGCGCGAAGACGCTACATGGGAGCTGCATATCTGCCTGGCGACATGGCATAGCACAACGCGGCTGGCGGTAAAGATCGCGATAGGCCGCATGGGCCCGACGACCATTCACGGCGACTTCTGCGCCAGCAACCGGGCTGTGATGCGGCTGCTGGACGATCTGGGGTTCTCGGCTCCGGAGATATTCCAGCCTGCGTGGTCAACCGAGCCGTGGTGCCGGCGCACTTTAAGGTTGCAGAATCCTTGTAAGGGCACATAAGCCCTAACTCATGCCTTGGATCATTCCACTCGCAGCGGCGGCCGTCAGCGCCTACGGCAGCATGTCGGCGGCCGACAGCGCAGCGCAGTCGCAGGCAACGGCCAACAACACGAACATCGCGCTGCAACAGCAGCAGCTGGCCCAGAACCTCGACATCTTCCACCAGACGCGGGGCTCGACCGGCTCGGCCATCTTGCCGGAATACCTCAAGGGCAGCGAAGCGACGCTGGGCCAGAGCGCGGCGGACACCGCGGCGGCGCTGTTCAACTACAACGGCGGCGCGCAGGGGATGCTCGATTCCACGGGGAAGATGGTCGCCGGCTATCAGCCGATGATCGCATCCGGCGACCAGGCGCTGGGCAATATTTTCAACGGGCAGACGGCGGCGCAGCGCCAGCAATCGCTCGCACCCGTGCTCGCCGCCAACAAGGGGGTGATGGCTGCCAACACGAACGCGGCGACGTCGCGGGCGGCCGCAATCAATTCGGGCCTGGATCAGACTCTCGCCGGGTTGCGGGCGGGGCGCGCTGCGGCGGGCTTCCGTGGCACGAGCACCTTCGACACCAACCGAGCGATCGACGCGACGACCGGCGCGCGGATGCAGGCGGCCAGCGAACTGGGACAGGCGAACGTGGCCAATGCGCAGTTGGGTGTGACCAACGCCTCGGCGACCAATGCGCTCGACGAAAGCAACCTGAATCTGCTGCTGAACAATCTCAACACGCCGTTCACGCGGGCGGGGATGGTGAGCAATTTCAATGCGCTGCCCGTGAATACGGCGGCGCAGACGTACTCGAATGCGATGGCGCCGCTCAATTACTTCAAGATCGGGACCGGATCGGCGCCGCAACTGAACATGCCAACGGTCGCGCCAGTGCCAACCAACGGCCAGACCGCCGGGGCGGCCATCGCCGGCGGGGCGCAGTCGATCGGCACGTACTTTGCGCAGCAACAGCAGATGCAACAGCTGCAGCAGATGTATGCCCAGATCTACGGGAATCAGCCATACACCGGCCAATTCGGCGGCTCGGGAAACGGAGTGTCGGGGAATCTTAATTTGGCTGCGCAAACGTCGGATTACTGATGACCTTCGACACCCCAGCACTCATCGAGATGTTCCGGCAGTCGTTCTCGCCGCTCACGCAGCTGAGCGCAGGGCAGCTGGCGATGACGCACGAGCAGTTGCAACGCCAGGCGGACATCCACGACCGGATGCAACAGCTCCAGGCGCAGGACCAGATGACGACGGCGCGCGAAACGGCGCTGGAAAAACTGCGCGCCGAGGCGGCGCAAACGCTGGAAGGGTTGCACGGGCAAAACGAATTGACGGCCCGCATGGCGTCGGAAGGGTTGGCCCAAAAAGCAAACCTGCAATCGCAGCGCGAAGCGCGCACCGCCCACGAACTCGATCAGGCGCGCACGCTGGTGGCAAATCTCGGCCTCCGCGGCATCGATCCGAAGGACCCCGACTACGTGGACAAAGTGCACGCGGCCGCGGCGGAAGAAATGGCGAAGGACCGCCAAGCGGCCACGGAGATCGACAAACAGATCAATGCGTACAGCGATCAGATCAACTCTCTGGCCAAAGATGCGGACGTGCCGGAAGCGCGCCAGGTGGCAATCGCCAAATCGGTGATGCTCGGGCTCGCCGCCGATGACAAGCAGAAGGCCGCCATCGGGAAGGCCAAGAGCCTCGACGATTTGCAGGCGCTGGCCGGAGACATTCCCGGGGCGGTCGAAAAGATCCAGACGTTGATCGGCAACGAGGAAAGGACGCGGGCCGGCGTATTTGCGCGCAAAGTGGCACCGCTCCAGGCCCGGCAAACCGCATTGCAGCGGACGCAGGACGTTTTCGCAAAGAGGGGCATTTCGCCGGACTATGAGGCACTACGGGCCAATGTGGCGCCGGATGATGAAGAGGCCACGGCGGCACCGCACAGCAAGGGGCTGACGGCCGCCGATGTGACGAATCTCGTGCCGCAGAATGGGACCAATGGGGCGAATGGGACGAATACGCCAGTGGCGGCGGTAGCGCCCGCGGCCCCGATGGCTCCGCCCTATTCGGCCGTGGGATTGTATCAGCGGTTGAGAGGAGGCGGTCGGGCGCCGGCCATCGCTAACGCGGCATCAAATACCGCGATGCGAGTAGCGGCCGCACCTGGGCAGGCCATCGATGAGATCGCCCGGCAATCAAGTCGGCTGTGGGATGGTACGGTTGCTCCGCAAGGGCCCATCGCAATGGCCGGCGCTGGGCTTGGCACTCTAGCCACAGGTACTGCGGGCGAAGCCATCGACGCCCAGCGGGCGAAGGTGGCGCAGGTCCGCCAGATGATCGCCGCGCTGCAAACCAATCCGGCGAACGCCCAGACCGTGCGCGCATTGCGGGCGGCTTTGTTCGCGCCCGATATGGATTCGGCCGTTTCGCAAGCGGTCAACTCCGGGCCGGCCGCTCCCCGATTGTATGGGCCCGGCACGCCGCTGGTCGCGACGCCTTGAGTATGGCGAAGGACCTGAAGTCGATCAGGTGCCTCGTGGTCGATTATGGGCTTTTCGTCGAACTGGCCGTGCGCCTGGCGCGGGACTACGGCAAGGTCTATTACCATTCGCCGTGGCAGTCCGAGGCGCCGAAGATGAACACGGCGTGGGTCGGCCGCGGGCTGGAAAACATCGAGGTGGTTGACAGTCCGTTCGACGTGCTCGACGACGTGGATCTGATCGTGTATCCGGCCAACTGTTTCGCTTCCCAGCAGCTGCAGTTTGAGAAGCTGGGCAAGAAAATCTGGGGCGCGCGCAAGGGTGAGCGGATGGAGCTCGATCGCGTGTGGGCCAAGGAGGAGATGAAGCGCCGCGGGCTCCCGGTCGGCCCGTATGCCGTGGTGAAGGGGATGGCCGCCCTGCGCGACTACCTGAAGAAGCACGAGAACGTGTACGTGAAAGTCTCCAAGTGGCGCGGCACGTTCGAGACCTTTGGATCGAAGGATTACAAGAGCATCGAGCCGTTGCTTGACGATGTGGAGAACGGGCTGGGCGCCTTCAAGCACGAGATCGAATTCATCGTCGAAGGGGCGATCGACGATGCGGTGGAGATGGGCCTCGATGCCTACTGCGTCGATGGCAAGCTGCCCACGAAGCTGATGGCCGGGATCGAGGTGAAGGACCTCGGCTATGTCGGGATCTTCAAGCCCTACGCCGAAATCCCGGAGCCGTTGCGCCGGTTCCCGACCAAGATGGAATCCTATTTCCGGGCGGAGCGGTATCGCTGCTTCTTCAGCGCCGATACCCGGATCACCAAAGGGCCCGTGCCGTACATGACGGATGCGTGTATGCGCGCGGCGACGCCGCCGAATGAACTCTACCAGGAGATCTACACCAACCTGGGGCAGATCATATGGGACGGGGCCAACGGCATTTTGACCGATCCGGAGCCGGTCGCCAAGTACGGCGCGGAGTTGATGATCCAGTCGTCGTTCTCAGGCAAGCACTGGCAGCCGATCGATTTCCCGGACGAGCTGCGGCGGTTCGTCAAGCTGCGCAACGCGACGCGGATCAAGGGCCGCTACTACATCATTCCGCAGGAGAGCGAACTGACGGACATCGGCGCGGTGATCGGCTACGGCGACACGCTGCAGGCGGCGATCAAGATGTGCAAGAAGGTCGCCGACCAGGTGACGGGCTACGACATCCACGTGCCGACCGCCACGTTCGACTCGGCCGAGGAGGAAATCGCGAAGGGCGAGAAGATCGGCCTGAAGCTTTTTTGACCATGAAAACCCAACAACAGATCCGAGAGTACATCGCCCAGCATCCACAGCTGAGCGATCACAGCATCGCCAAGAATTTGGCCCGCCACGGAGTGACGGTCCCCGAAATCCGCGCCGCGCGCAACGGCACGGCCGCGGTGGAGAAGGCATCGGGCCGCTCCATCGCTTCGCTGATCGACCAGTTCGACGACGTGAAGAAGGTGAAGCAGGCGATGAAGGCATTGCCCAAGGACCAGTTCGTCGAGGACGAAGAGATGCGTCACCAGGTGGGCACATCGTCCGATCGATGGAGGCTGGTCGCGCAGCACGCGGCGCTGGAGGTTTACCGCTTCCTGCTGCCGACCAAGAAGCGGGTGTGGATGCACCCCGAAGCCCAGGAGAAACTCACGGCCGCGATCAACCTCAGCCAATCCTAACATGGGAAAATCAATCGACGAACTCGTTTCCAAGCACGCGCCCACGGACGAAGTGCTGCATCTCCGGGATGAAGTATCCCGTCTCTCCACAGCGTTGAACGCCCGCAAGAAGGACAGCGGGCAGATCGACGAGGCGATGATAGCCATCCTCGAAGCCGTGCCGGTGGCCAAGCCGCCGAAGATGCGGTTCAATCCTTCGCCTTGCCAACGGCTGGTTGAATCGCCGGTCGTGCACACCGTCCATGCGACGGACTGGCATATCGGGGAAGTGGTGCCGCCTGAACACATCGAAGAATTTGGGGCGGCGAACTACGCGCTGGCGTGCGATCGCGTCGCCAGACTCGGCAAGTCGGTCATCGCCAAAACGCAGGTGATGCGCAATGCCTACCATGTCGACGAGTGCCATGTGTTGGGAACGGCCGATTGGGTGAGCGGCGACATTCACGACGAGCTCGTGCGCACCAACGAATTTCCCACGCCCGTACAGGCGGTCAAATCTGGCTTCCTCCTTGGCAGCTTCCTCGCCGGACTGGCGCCGCATTTCGCCAAGGTGACGGTCGATCTGATCACTGCCGGCAATCACGACCGGCTGACGCGGAAGCCGCAATCGGCCGATGGCGGCCGCAACTCCTGGGGCTACGTGGTGTGCGAGATCGCGAAGCAGCACGTCTCGGCGATCCCGAATGTGAACGTCCGCATCCACCAGTCGCTCTCGGCAATTGTGGATGTCGCCGGACAGCGCTATCTCATCACGCACGGCGACGGCATCAAGGGCACGTGGGGCATTCCCTTCTACGGCATCGAGCGCAAGAAGCAGAAGGAGGCGATGACCCGGATGAACCTGGCGCCCGAAAAGCATTTCGACAAGATCGTGATCGGCCACTTCCACACGGCGCTCAACCACGAGCACTGGCTGATCGGCGGCAGTCTCTCAGGCACAACCGAATTCGACCACAAGGAGGGACGGCACTCGCGGCCGCACCAGACCTCGTGGTTTGTCCATCCGAAGCACGGAGAATTTGATTGGACGCGATGGTGGCTCTAGTCACGCCGATCTTCGAGAGTCCAAAACATGAATTTGCGCTGCCTGCTCCATGGCCAGATCGAATCGCTCTTCCACGCGGGCGAGCTGGAACTCGTTTAGTTCGTCCACCGCGAGGTAAGCCAGCAACGCAAGCCGTGCTTCATTGCTGGACGCCTTGAGGGTCTCAATGGCGTCATTTCCGAGGCATCCGACTGGGGCTTGGGAATGCATAACATTTGCAACGTACGGGAAGAGAGGCGAGAAATTCAATGAAAAGAGTGACTTCCAAATGTTAAATCTAGGTTACGGGTTTGCGTCCCCGCCGCTGGCAGCATGGATTCGGCTTGCTCCATTGTGTAAGGGCACATAAGCCCTAACGCCATGGCAAACACGCTGGTCGAACAGCTGCGGCGCGCATACCCGGACAAGACCGCCGGGGCGAGCGATGCCGAACTGACCGACTTCATGGCCCGCTCCTTCGAGGCGCGAGGCGACCTGCCGCAGATCCTGACCCAATATCCGGACTTCCACGCGGACCTGCAAGATGCGCGCGTGGCGGATAGCAGTATCACCCGCGAGGCGGGGGCCCGGCTCAAGGCCGGCGTGGTGGACCGGCTGCCGGCCACGGCAGAATCGCTCCTGGCGTTGGGGGCGGACGCCGCTTCGCGCGAAGAGTTGATGCAGGCCATGGGACTGGACGAACCGCTGGCCAAAGCCGGGGCGGCGTTGCGCGGGCGGGCCAAGCAGAATCTCCAGGCGGCGGAGGAAACCATCTCTGCGGCGGGCGGCCGGGCGGTGCCGCGGCTGTCCGACATCCGGGCGAGCCATCCGGTGAGCGATTTCATGCGCTTCGCCATCCCCACCGCGGCCGAGAGCGCGCCGTCGATGGGGCTGTTGCTGGGCTCGAGCATCGCGGCGGGCGCGGCCGCCGGTCCCGAAGCCGCGTTGCCCGTGCTGGCGGCCGGATCGATAGCCCAGGGCATGGGCGACGAGTATGCGAACGTCGGGTTGGGCGAGGGCGTCGATCGCGACAAGGCGATCCAATCCGCGCTGCTGGCGGGCACGGGAGAAGGGTTGCTGAACATGCTGCCCGAAGTCGGCCCGTTGCAGAAAATATTTCGTGGCGCGGCCGGATCGAAGGTCGCGGAGATCCTTGGACGAGCAGGCGGCCTGCAAGGCGCGGCATCCGGAGCGATCAAGAACGCGCTCATCGGCGGAGCGACGGCGCCGCTGCAGGAGGCGCTCAAGATCGCGGCCGAGGAAGAGGTTTCGGGCAAGCCGATCTCTGGCGACGAGATTGCGTCCCGGCTGGTAAATGCCGCTGGCACCGGCGCGATCATAGCGGCTCCGCTGGGAGCGGCCTTTGGCTCGCTGCCCGGACCGAAAACAGAACCTTTGCAGGTAGGCACGGAGCCCGCCGGGGCCCATATCCCCGGACCGCAAGAAGGTTCAATTCCTTCACCTGCACCCATTGCTCTGGATCCAAACGCGGGACTGACGACCGCAGTGGACGAGGGCGTAGGCGGCCCGACTCCGGTGGACCAGCTGCTCTACCGCAATCGCGCGGCGCGGATGCAGCCGGATGCCGGACTGACGACCGCAGTGGACGAGGGCGTAGGCGGCCCGACTCCCGTCGATGATCTGCTTTATCGAAGTAGGGGAGAAACCGCTCCCGGTAGTAGCAATGTAGTAGCAACGGAGGAACCAACCCATGCCATTCAAGAGCAAAGCCCAGACGCGTTACCTATTCGCGAACAACCCGAAGGTGGCGAAGGAATTCGCCTCGGAGACCAGCAAGGCACAAATGAAGCGGCTGCCGGAGCACGTGAAGTCCAGCAGCCCGAGCCAGCACAAGGTGCAACACCTGGGGCCGCACAAGATCTTCAACCGGTAGCGCCGGTCTTTCAGCGGGTGGAGCAGGGCGAGGCCGCGCTGCCATCCGTCGAATACTGGAAGTTGCCAAGTGGCGAGGTAGTGTCGCGCGCCACGGCGGAACGCATGGGCGTGCAGCTGCCCGAGCGACCGGCAGCCGTTGCAGAATCTGCAACAGCTGAAGCGCCCAAGCTGCCGCTGATTGCCGATTTCGAGCCGAAGCGCATCGCCAAGACCACGAGCAATGACCTGGCGGGCGACCAGAAACGCGGCGGGCTCTACGCGATCGCGATCGAGAAGGATGGAGTCGTCGAGGTGCGCAATGTCTATGAGCGCAAGGACGGCACACGCACGGTCGAGAACATCGGGACCGAGGGGAAGCGCACAGGCCGCAGCCTCGATGCGCTCAAGAAAGCCGGATGGACAGTGCGGATGGGTCCATTTCAGCTAGCCGAACAGACGCCCCATCTGAATCTCTCGATGACGCCAGAGCAATTCGACGCGCAGGTGGCGGACAGTCGCGGGCTGCACGATACCGTGACGCAGGCGATCAACGACGGCCGCGGCGACATCGTGGTGGAGCAGGCGCTCAAGGCCACCGATCCGAAAGCATGGCAGGCGGTGGAGTTGATGCAAAGCCTCATCACCGATACCACGGGCACAGATCGTTCGCGGGTGCTGCAGGGGCTGGCGACGCCGATTGATTCAGTGGCCTCGCGCGATTCGCTGCGGGCCTCGGCTGCCATCAAGAAGCTGTCGGACATGACGGCCGGGAAGTTGCTGCGCACCCGAGACGGGAAGATTTTCGGGCTGTTCACGCCGGACCAGTGGAACGAATTCACGGCGGCCGTGGCCGAGCCCAAGCCATCGGAAGAGACCGGGCGTGGGGCGCCGCTGACCACGGCCGAAGAATTGTTGCTGCGGAAGTTTAGCAAAGACGGCGACTGGAATGCGGCCCGCAAGGACTTCGTGAAGTGGGGGCAGAGCATCTCCGACCTGGGCACGGCAACGCAGGTGGGCAAAGAGGCGTTCGCGGGCAAGGGCCGCGGCGCCGTGCGCAATGTCGAGGAGTCGGGCGAGGGAGTCTCTGACCAACTGTCTGGCGGCGACTTGCGCAGCGAGACGGAGACAGTTCCCCTTTCATCTTCAGAGGGTCAAGCCGCGCGTCGCGGCCTGCTCGAAAGCTACGGCATCGGCGGCGATGCAGTGGAGTCCGCGCTGGCCGAGATGCGCGACTACGAAACTCTCACGCGCGATGACGTCACCGACATCCTCACCCATGGTCCCGAGTTCGAACCTTTCCGCCAGCAGTTGCGGTCCGAGGGCGGCACGGCGGACGATGTAGCGCGCGTCATCGATACACTGCTCTCTCTCCATGAACAACCCACAGGATCACCAATTCGCGGAACTGATGTACGGTCGGAAAATGAAGCCGGCGGAAGTAGCCCAGCGGAAGAAGGCGTACTTCACCCGCCGGGCCGCTCAGCTGATGAAACGCGCCGCAGCCAACCCGCTGCCCAAGACCGCCGCGGACTCCAATCCGACTCCGAAATCACCCGCCAAGTAGCGGAAGCAGACGCCGCGCTGCGCGACGCCGGCGTGCCGGTCGAGGCCATCCAGATGGCCGAAGACTCGGTGAGCGAATTCGTGCGCCAGACCGGGGGCAGCTTCGATCCGCGCCGCGGTATCCGCGTGGTGCGCGCGAGCCTGGCGCAGCCCACGGCGCTTGACCTGGCCGTGGTCATCCACGAGGCGACGCACGCGCTGTTTCCTTCGCTGTCGGATGATGTTCGTGCCGGCGTGGCGCGGGCCGTCGACCGGCTGTGGGAGTCGGACAAGATCCCCGACAACAATCTTTCGCTGCAGAACCCGGACCCGGCGGTGCGGATGCAGGAGCGGCTGGCAGTGCTGATGGAGGGAGAGGGCATCCACCCCGGGCAGGCCAAGGATATGGCCAGCCGGGCGGTGCGCTTCGTGAAGGATCTGTATTTCCAGATGGCGCGGGCGGTGACGGCGGCGATGGGCTTCACCGACACGGCGGATGCCTTTGCCCTGCGCTACACGCGGAACCGCCTCGACGGCCTGCTCAACGGCGACTTCGCTCCGCAGAGCCTCGTCAACGCGCTGGGCGGCCGGCCACTGACCTGGCCCGAGAAGGCGATGATGCTGCCGGGCATCGGCAAGACGGTGGGCCGGGCGCTGAACGGCGCCATGACCTGGGCGCCGAAGGTGCCCGACACCGCCGAGGCGCTGGCCTACAATCTCGACATGGCATTCTCGCGGCCGCCGCCGACTGAGGCAGAGGCGAACCTGCGCAAGGGCGTCGATGCGGTGAACGCCATTCTTGCCGACAATACGAAAGTCCTGCGCGGGGCCATGTATCGGCCCGAAGTCGGATCGATCACCTTGGAGTGGGGCAACCCCGGTGATCCGGCCAAGTCGTTTCGCGGCGGTTTCGGGCTTGGTCACATCCTCGCCCGGCGCGCGGTGGTCGGCGGAGTGGATCCGGCTACCGTCATCGCGAACTTGGTGGAGACGATTGCCTATGGCGACGCGAGCGCGCCTTACGGGGGCGAAGGCGATACGCGGGTGAAGATCGATGACGGCACCAACTCGGTCGTCTTGTCGCTGGCCCGGCACGGGCAGCGCGAAACGTGGGTCATAACGTCGTTCGATAAAAACGCGTCGGTGACAGGTGAGTCAGGCAAGTCTGTTCCCTCGCCCAAAACTACGCAGGGCGGCCGTGCGTTTTCTCCCGCCGACCTGGTGGCTGTCACCGACAAGCTGAGGATGGAACCTCGCTTGCGGGCCGTCAAGGCAATGGAGCCGTTGTTTTCTCGCCCGCTGCCAGCGGCGATCGGGGCGGTGGACAACCCGGCCAACGCCATCAACCGGGACGTGGCGACCATCAACCACGCGATCGACGTGGAGGGACTGGTAGAGCGGACGATCACGGGCTTGCCCGATCTGGCGCGCGCCGCGGCCGCTGCCGGCCGGCGCCCGGGCGAATGGTTCCGGGGCCTCTTCCGCTTCGAGGATCCGAATGCGCTCAAGGCGCAGGCCCTGTCGCGGCTCGACCCGACCACCCAACAGCCGGTGCAAGGGGCCAACCCGGGGCAGACCTTCGGCGATTTCGCGGCCGCGAGCAATGCGGAGCCGGCGAAGATCCACGCCTACCAGGCGGCGCGGGCTCGGCTGCAAACGTTGAGCGGGCGGCTGGTGGAGGACCAGCACGACCTCGGCCCGTTGCAGAACAAGCGGCAGGCGATGCAGCAGGGATTCCTGCAAGCGCACAAGGACTACCTCAACGCCGAGGGGCTGACGTCGCTCGTCCACCAGGGCGTGCGGGAAATCTTGGTTCGCGAACGGCGAATGGCAGACTCCACGGGCAAGCAGGTGGGAGTGGTGATGCAGCAGCTGCGCGAACTCGACAGCCGGCAGGCGGAGATGCTCGACCGCGACTATGCTCCCGTCTTCAAGAAGCTGTTCGCCGGATCGGAGCTGCGCGGCCGCAACCTGTTCGACCTGCTCGACCAGATGGTGAACGAGGCCAACGTCGATTTCCACGGGCAGAAGGTGACGGAGATCCGGCAGAAACTCGCGGAGCGTGTGGCCGCCGGCATGGCCTCTCCAGAAATGGGGATGCTGCTCAACGCCACGCCGGAAAGCCGGGCGCTGCTCGCTACCGTCGTGGCCTACGGCAAGACTCATGCAGACGTGCTCCTGCAGATCGAACGGCGCCGCGGCAAGAACGTGGCGGAACGGCTGGCATTGCAGCAGCAGCTCGACGACGTGTTGAAGACCCGCGACATCACCAACCAGGCGGTGCGCGATCTGCCGAAGACGGCGAAGCTGGAGGAGCGCGCCCGCCTCATTTACGGGCAAAAGAAGCAGCAGATTCGGGCGATCAACGAGCACATCCAGGACCGCCAGACGCGCATCGCGGCGGCAGAGGCGGGTATTCCGATTTATCAGACGGCGCTCGAGTCCTTGCAGAAGGACATTGGCGGCGGTGCCGTGCCCGAATACACCTACGGCAATGGCATGGCCTATCCGGTGCCCACGCAGAATGCGAAGGGCGGGTTTGATTTGGTGCCACACGAGCTGAGCCTCGACAGCACTCAGGGAATCACGGACCGCAAGACGATCGATCAGCATCTCGACCAGATGACGCGCTGGCTGGGCATGAAGGAACGGGCGAACGAACTCGACGGCTCCTACTACAACGTGAAGGGCGCCCGGGACGAGCTGGCGAAGTTTGCGCTCGGATTCGAGAGCGACCTGCGCACGACGCAGAGCTGGATTCGGAACAACATTTTCCTGCCGGTGGGCGCGAAGGTGGCGGCGACGGGGCTCCCGGTCGCGCGCAAGATCGAGCAGATGTTCAACCGGATGACCGGCGCCCATAAGGAAATGGACGCAGCGGGCGAAAAGCTGGCGACGGCTTCGGTGCGCACGCGCGATGCCCTGGTGGGCGTGCTCAACCGCGGCCGCAAGACGCCGGACATGACTGTTAATCGGCTGCTGGCCGAGGTGGTCGGGCCGGCGAAGTCGGTGTGGGAAAAATCGCGCGACCTGCAGGAGATCGGGTTGACGCCCGAACAACTCGACACGCGCGTCACGCAGCGGGTGCTCAACGAGCTGCTGCGCAATCCGGCGACGGAATCGTTCGTGCGCGGCAAGGAGCAGGCGGTCGCGCAGGCGCTGCGGGCCCACATCGACGCGGAAGAAAAAGCCTCGGCGTTCTTCAATGGCATCAACCGCGAGCACGGGCTGGGGGTGCGCGACGAGCGGATCATCGTTCCGAAAGCCAACGGCGACGAGGCAGTCGGCATTCGCGACAGCCTGCCCGTGGGGCCGAAAACCTTCGCCAGCCGGGGCAGCTCGATCATCGGACGGGCCTACCGCGTTATGCGCAGCATGGGGTGGGGCACTTTCAAGGACGACATGCCGCGGCTGGTGGCCGCCTACAAGCAGGGCGGCGCCGCGGCGCTCGACCAGGCGATGGCGAAGTATGTCAACGAGCAGGTCGCCGGCGATTTCGTCGGGGCGATGGCCACGACCGACACGTACTCGAGCTTCGATGCGCCTGTGCTTTCCGATGGCATCACCAAGCCGGAAGCCGATCCGGTGCGCGCGGCGCAGGCGTGGCGCGCCAGCCAGGGCAGCGTGGGCAAGTTCATCGACGCCTTGTACGCCGCGCACAACGGGACCGGCGATCGCACGGCCTTCGCGGAGCAAACGCTGACGCGGCTGAACGACTACTTCACGGCGCTTTCGCGGCATCTGCCGCAGGACGTCACCGGCATGTCTCCCGACGATCTTTCGTTCCTCAGCTCGAACGCGATGATCGACGCCCGCGTGCTCGACCGTTGGCCCACCCTCTGGCGCGAATACCATTCCTTCGACCATGAGACCACGCGCTCGATGGTGAAGCGCACGGCCGCACAAATTGCCTTCGGTCGCGACACGAAGAATCTCGCCGAGATGTGGACGACGATGGAGCGGGAAATCGGCGGGACGCGCGATGCCCACAACTCCATCATCGACCGCGGCACGCGGCAGGGGCTGGGCGGCAAGGCGCTCGATCAGTTCGTCGAGAATGATTATGTGCAACGGCTGGGCGCTCAGGGCAAGGCGGAGTATGCGCGCGTCGAACGGCTGGTCAGCCTGGCGCCGGAAGTGGCCAGCGCAAAGAAAGACCTGCAGACGTATTTCACCCAGCACCTGGGCACGAACGACGCGGCGCGGTTCGCGGAGACGGCCGCGCGCACGGTGGCGTTCGGGATGCTGAACAACCCCGGCACGAGCCTCAACATCCTCTCGCACTTGTTCGGTCCGGTGATGCAAGGCGGCGTGAGCCGGGAGACGATGCGGCAGGTGTTGAACAACTGGCGCTACACCGGTGAAGGCGTGGCGGGCAGCCTGGCGCAGGCGGTGGGCATCGACCTGCTGACGAGCTCGCGGCTGCACAACCTCTACAACGCGGAAGGCTACACCGACGCCGCGACCGCCCTGCAATATATCAGCCGCACGGAAGACGGACTGCGGAGCGATTTGACGCCCGCCGAGAGTCACGAGACCGGCGCCGCCACGAGGGCGCTGCAACTCTTCACGCGTACGATTAGCTTCGGCATCACGCCAAAAGGCGAGGCATCGCGCTTCACGGCGTTTCGGCCGCTCGCTCCGTTCGCGCAGATCGCGCCCGAGATGTTGCGCGCGAGCACCCTCTCGACCTGGCGGCGGGTCGAAAGCATGGTGCAGAGCGGACTCGACCATTTCGCGCAGCATCCGGCCGATGCCAGCGATCCCAATTTCAAGCTGACGGCGGACGTGCTCAAGCTGAAGGGCGCGGAGCACGCGACCTTCGAACAGTTGCGCCGCCGGCTGGGCGAAGGCTACGGGCTCGACCTGACGGCGCTGGCGCGAGAGGCGTTGGACCGGCAGGCCGGACCGCGCGATCAGAACGCTCTGCTCTCGAAGACGAGCCGGGCGATCGTGCAAGGCTTCGTCGCGAACGAACTCGTGCTGGAAAGCAACCTCGCGACGATGACGCCGAAGGCCCGCACGAGCGGGTTCATGCGGTTCACGCTGCCGTTGTACGGGTGGTTCCTGCGGCGCACGATGCAACTCTCGCGCACGGGGCTCACGCCGGACGACCGATACCAAAGCATGGCGATCGCACGCGGCCTCGGTTCCTTGGGCGTGATGTGCGCGGCCGGCCTTGGCATGGGGCTGCTCCTCGACGAGTACCACGACAAGGTGGTGGGTCGGAAACGGAATCTGCGCAGCGTGGCAAGCCTACCTTCTGACCTGGCTCAAGGCAAGATGGGCGAGGCCGGGCTGACCATGCTCGAGAACGTTAATCGCG